ATGACAAGCATATTCGACGTGGCCGCTTACGTGCTGGACAAGCTCGGCGTCATGACCACAATGAAACTGGAAAAGCTCTGCTACTATTCACAGGCATGGTCCCTCGTATGGGATGAACGGCGTCTGTTCCCCGAACGGTTCGAGGCATGGGCCAACGGCCCGGTATGCCCCGACCTATACCATGCGCACAAGGGCATGTTCAAGATCACGCGCGGCGATATTCACGGCGACCCGTCCAACATTGACGAGGACGGCATCAACACCATAGACGCCGTGTTGAAGGCCTACGGGAAAATGGGAGCCTACCAGTTGAGCGAACTCACCCACAGCGAACGCCCTTGGAAGGACGCTCGCGGCAATCTCCCCCAAGGCGCCATCTGCAACACCGAGATAACTGAAGCCGCCATGGCCGAATACTATGGGAGCCTCACCGAATAGTGGGCCACCGCAGCAAAACCAAGAGCATCAAGGCCAAAGCCCCGAGCTCTTCAAAACGTGTGCCCGCGCATCACGTGGCGAAAAGCTATCATGTCCCCGAATCCGCCACGGAGATTCCCAAAGATTCCGTGAACCGTCGCATCGTATTCCGTTTCGACTGCGTTGACCTTGAGGCCGACTGTCCATGGTCGCTCGCGCACATGAGCGACGAGGAGCATCGACTGCTGCTGTTGAAGATGCGTGACTTCGAAAAGGCCACGGTGGGCGAGATCATTAGCCCCTCATATCAGGCGTTCACCTGCTACCCTGATTTCACCCAATGCCCCAACCAGACGCCACAGGACCGGCTGGCGAAATACTATGAACGCGAAGGCGATGCGTTGGCCCGGTTCCGCTTGGGCGGCACCGAACGCCTGTACGGTTTCCTTGTAGGCAACGAGTTCCACATTCTCTGGTGGGACCCGAACCATGAGGTATGGCCCTCCACTAGGAAACACACCTGACCATCATATTGTAGTGGTATACAAAATGGTCCCGTTCTCCAATACAGGAAGACGAGACCATTGTCTTTCGTTTACTGCTTCGCCGTATATCCGACAGCAACACATGATTCCATGACGCTATTCAGATCAGATAGCACTTGAAGGCTGTCGTATTGGGCATCAGCGTAACCAAGATTCTGTGTCGCATACACAATCTTCAACATCGGAGCATTCAATGCGGCAAGACTCGCTTTCATATCGGGGTCGGCCTTTGGGAATGCCTCGTTGATTGTCTTGACCGCCAATGAAGCTCCCGAGAAGGCTTGGACGGCATCATGGTTAGCCGGATCGCGGAAGTACCCAGATACCGCTGCCACATCATCAATCAGGGACTGATTACCATCGAAGAGGACACCGCAGGCTCCCATCGTATCGGGCGCTACGCTCGGAGCGCTCACATATCCGTTCAACTGGACCTTCGCGGCTTTGTATTTATCCTCCCATGCATACGACGATTGTTGAGCGGAATTGACTTCTTCGCTCATGGCTCCGACACCGAAAAGCATGCCCACGAACAATGCGACGATGATACCGATAATCAACAAGACGAAAACCGGCACCGGAATCGTGATTCCTTTTTTACGCCTATGAGATACAGGCTGTGATGGTTGCATGCCTGCTGGCGGCATGGGCTGGTAAACCGGCGAGCTCATGTTGTTTCCCCTTCTCTTCATTGGGTCAATAGTTTATGAATTTTATGTCCCATGCTTGATTGTCATGGTTTCATCGGCAAGGACGATAGAAAGATGTCGGTCGGTGAGCCGCTGCCTAGATTCAGCGCATCACTAATATTGTCGGAGGCATGTTCATTGACTTCCTTCGTTTTGGTGTAGTCATGAATGACGAAGCCGACCACGGCGATGATCACCGCTGCAATAAGAATGCTCACAACGGATTTGCCGATGCCGGTATCGTGATTGTCGGTTTGAGAATCCTTCTTCCTTATCTGCTGCTCCTGCAATTCCACGAGTCTTTTCTGTGTCTCCAATAGCTGGCGTTGCAGTTCTTCCTGCGTCATCTCTGGCTTTGACTTGTCCGGTTCCGATTCAGGCCAATTCTGTTCAGGCTCGCTCAAAATTATTCCTTTCTCTCCATTGAACTGGTGTCTTAATCCTAACTCGATATGGCTAGGTTGTCGTGCAGCCAATGTCTATAGTCCTGTAGGACGCTGACGGTTATACGAAGTTCCTGCGCCATCGCATAGGGTTCTCCCCCGTACAGGTCTTCGGCGTGCATGTAGTTCACGGGGTTAATCAACGCCAACGCGGTCTCCTTGCGGGTCAGACACTCCTCCTTATCACGGCTCAATAGTCTGAGTCCGTCATCGAAATGCCTGGCGTGGATAAGCTCATGCTGCAACGTGCATACCCGTTGTCCCATGCTCATGGTGGGGTCGATGTACGCGGTGCGGGTATCGGGATCGTATTCCCCGCACTGCGTCCCGTCGAAATCCTTATCCTCTATGAGGACTCCCATGCGCTGGGCCTCACTGGTGAGGTCAGTCCAGGTCTTCACTACGACCGGACTCCGCACGCTTGTTATCATCCCGATAAGCGGCCTTCTCTACTTCTATCTTTCTGCCGATGACCTTTTCAAGCTGGGACACCACCGAGGCTGTCTCGGATACCGGCTGGCGCAATGTTTCCTTGGTGAGGCGAGCCAGTTCGATCATCAACGAACGGCCGGTGGTGCCCGATAATGCGGCAAGAGCATCTACGTCGTTGGTGTCGATGGCCCTTTTGCCGTTGACCCTTTCGCTGACATACGCTTCGGTGAAACCGAGGTATTCAGCAATCTGACGCTGCCTTACCTTGTGCGCCTTCATGTACTTTTTATACTCCGTCGCAAATGCCAAGGCGAACGCAGACATTTCGCGGAAATCATTTGGATTAGCCATACTTAAATCTTAGCATATGCGATACGGCGTGTCTAGTCTTGACGAAAACTTGGCATATGCTAAGTTAATAGATATGAGCAGCACACAGAAACTTACAACAGCCGGCATTCGATACCGACTCTTCATCGCACAGAAAAGCCTCCGATGGCTTGCAGCGAAACTCGGATGGGACGTAAGCAAACTCTCCCGCCGACTCGCAGGCCAACCGGCCTTCAAAGTCGATGAACTGGACATGATCTGCGAAGCGCTCGGAGTCAGTTTCGAGGAACTGCTCACCATCCCAGTGGACATGCAGGAGAAGTTCTTCGGCACTGGGACGCCTGACTTGGAGGTAACAGCATGAGTGTCTATCAGACCCCAACTTGGACTCGCCGCCACGCGAGACTAACTGGCTCCCCCCAGTCAGACCCACGTAGCGACATGAACGCCAGCCGCCTCACGAACGGGTTTGCCGCAACTGAGATTGCAGCACGGCGTTTTCACGAGAGATATGGACGATTGCAGCCGCGAGATTCGCTAGACCGTACGCCATCTTCCGCTGAGCTGGGTCAGCTGACAGCCTTGCTGCTGCATTGAAATCATCGCAAGCGGAACTTGCATAGTTCTCCGCTTCACTAGCCATAAAAATCACCTCCTCTCCGAATCGAGAAAACAATGCTTAGTCAGAATCGTAACCTCTCCCAGAAGCTCGTTGTGGAGGAACGTCGCACCCGTGAATACTTCACCGGCAACGTCACCGAAGATGGTCTAATCAACGCGGAAATCGACACCGATTACGGTGCCCGTCCCCTCACTCCGAGTCAGGCGCGTTTCGTCGCCAAGGCCCTTGAAGACCTGGCCGACTGCGCCGACGAGAAGAACGAGGAATAACAAAGTCTTGCCGTGGCCGGTCGGTTCCCTTATTCACCAAACAAGACTACAGGCGAACAAATACTGACCATACTACGACCGTTCACGGCAACCATCGGCCCGTCCCTTGGCGATTAGGGGGAATCGGAGACGCCGACAAACCGTCACCCATTAGACACTCCTGTCTCCGTTTGAAATTTCATGACGGTTGGCGTGGGAAGTTCAAATCTTCCACGGGCCACGGAAAGGATAAATGATGAACACCAAGGATTATGGACATCACTGTTCGGGCTATCAGCACCCTGACGGTTCGCCCACACGCTATGAGACACGGGCCGTGAGCCTGTGCATGGCGGGCTTGGTTCTTGGTGTTCTCACGCTTCTCTTCCAACCCAGTGCGGGCCCGTGGAGCATTCTCGCGGGTTTCCTGTGCTGTTTCCCCGTCGCCCTGTGCTTCATGTTGGACGACGAATAATTGAAGATTTCCGGGCGTGGTCTTTTCCTCATTTCTAACTCGTCCGGTGGTAGCCAAGCGCACGGTGGCCGCAGCCGAGAAGCCTTCCAATGGTCATGGACTTCAAAGACTGCACCGGGTTCGACTCCCGGCTTGGCGCTCAGAAAAATTGAACCCCTTCGCGTCCTTGCGTCGGAAACCAATAAAAGGGTTTCGGACGTGTCAGCACCGGCGTAGAAGGACAACCAAATAATCAAGCCCAGTGGAGGGAAACAATCATGGAACTCACCCCATTCGACCGTATGAGACTACTCAACGAGGCGCGTGGACTATTGCCGCAGGACGAGCTTGAACGTCGGGCGCGCGTGATTCTCGACGATCCCGCCGCTCCTTCTGAGACATCGAAGGAACCCGACTCGCCTCGTCTTATCATCAGCGACTTCCTGCGCTCGAAAGGATTCGAGCCGATGAAGAAAAGCGCCCTGCATTTCGGCTTCCGTCTGGCCGAGAACTACAAGATGAAGTTCGGCGCCTATCCGCCGAAGCACGGGAAGGCCTACATCTACTACGAGATCGACCGGCCTCTCATGGAGGAGACGTGGGCTCAGATTCAGACGGAGGACGCCGACTGATGGCATCTGATTTCAACTCCATCGCCAAAGCCATCCGTTATCTCGGTGATTGCGTCCGTTATCTCGCTGACAAGTATGTGGCCGTGAACGATCGCGTGTACTCGGATTGGAACGAGGCCTCGAAGGTCGTCGGGGACGTTGGCCGTGACCATGTGGCCGATTATGCGGAGGCGTCGCACAAGCAGGGCAAGTCGCGTACTTGGCGTCACAGTCACCTGATGGAACGCGAGGAACAACTGTCCATGCAGTCGAGGGGTTCTCATGTTGACCCCGAATGATGTCCGGCATAAGAGGTTCCGCACGTATCGTTCCCTGCTTTACGGCGAGGTCTACGACGTGGAGGACGTTGACGATTTTCTCGACTCGGTGGCCGACACCATCAAGGTTTTAGGCAAGGAAGCACTCAAGGCGAAGGAGAAGAACAATGGCTAAACTGACCCCTCTTATTTCCGATGATTTCGACGCTAGCGAACTGCGCCCCGATCAGGTCAAGACCCTGTTGGCGCAGACGGACGCGCTCATCGCCGGTTTCACGGAGATCGGGAAGCGGCTTCGATCACAGATCGAGGATGACATGGACGTGAACAACCGTTCCGATTCCATCAACATCAACGGCCTGCATGTAGCCGACATCACCCTGCGTATGGGCAGCAATGGTAAAAGCAAGTGCGTTGACCAGCAGGCCTACGTGGATTGGCTTCTCGCTAATGGCAAGGAGGACATGACCGAAACGGTCACGGTGCCGGTGAAGGCGGCTTTGGAAGCCTCCTATATCGACAATCTCGTGTCCTTGGAGTTCATGGACGAGCAGTCGGGAGAGGTGACGAAACCGGCTGGCGAGTATCCGGCTGGCTGCGAGCTCGGCAAGGGCACTGCCGGTGGTATCAGCGTTTCCTATGCGAAGGACGTGTACCGGGATTTGCTGAACACGTTGCAGCCGTCGAACGTGATGGGACTGCTCACCACGGGCCATGTCGATGAGGAACAGGCAGAAGAAGGTGAACTCGAATGGTAGGAGAGGTCGTCTCGCAAAGCCAGCTGCAGGAGCAGATGAACTATTCTCGCGCACTGGCCGACAGTACAATCATTCCCGATTCGTACAGGGGGAACCCGGCGAACATCCTCATCGCCATGGACTTCGGACGCAGTATGGGACTGAGCCCGGCAGAAAGCCTGTACCGGATCAACGTGATAAAAGGCAAACCGACCATGAGCGCCGAGCTCATAGCCTCTTCGGTGCGCAAGGCCGGCCACAAGTTGTGGGTCGAAAAAGACCCTGAGAAGATAAGCGTGACCGCGTTCATCCAACGCAAGGACGATCCCGATCATATCTTCTCCGAAACCCGTGACGCCACCTGGGCGCACAGCATGGGATTGGACAGGCCTGACCGGAACGGTAATCCAAGCAACTATCAGAAGCAGCCGATGACAATGCTGAAATGGCGTGCCATCACCGCCGTCGCTCGTGAAGCCTGTTCCGAAGCATTGTATGGGGTGGCTTATTCGCCTGACGAGATGATGGACGACCCCAACGTGCATGTCGAGGACGTGCAGGAGGAGAAGCTGAAGTCGCAATGGCCGGAACCGGAGACGGTCGAGGCGGAGATCGTGGACGAGACAGATGGGGAGAAAAACCGCAAGGCACTGCTCGCTGGACTGCACGACGTGAAGGAACAATGGCTCTCCATGTTCTCTTCAGCTTCAAAAACAGATTTCAACAACGAACTGCGCCGTATCGTCGGACGTCAGGATGTGGCGCCGCAGAATATCACGCTCACGGAATGCGAGACCGCGATGCAGGCGTTCAAGGCGCAAATCATCAAACAGCGGAACAAGACGAATAACGGCCAGCAGGCCGACGAAAAGAAGGAGGCTCCAAGTGAGCAGAAAGATTGATTTGAAGGATGCGAAGGAAGGCATGTGGATCGAGTTCGATGATGCGGACGGGCATTATGCGGGTGAACTGCATGAGATGAGGGATTCGGAAGATATTATACACTCTCTCATCCTAAGTATGAGCGATAGGCCTCCACTGTACATCGAGACCGAGGATGAGGGCAATCTCGTGATTCTCATGGATTTTGGTGATGGGTACCGTCACGGTTCCGCCCGGAACGTGCACGTGTATGAGTCGAAGCCCGAGACGGAATCCGTCAAGCAGGCTGAAGATGATGGCGGGCACCAGTTCTGGGAGGGTAAGACCTGTAAGGAGATGGCTGGACTACACGTCAAGGTCACGTTCAAGAACGGGGACGTAGTAACCGGCGTGACTAATCAGATCGGCGATATTGATAGCGTTCACTACCTCAGCGCAGGGACCGGCGATGACCTGTTCGTCCCGAACAAACGCATCGCGTCCATCGAACTGGTGGATGATGCCCCGCGTGAGCGTATCACCGATATCGCGAAGGTTCGTCCCGGCGACAAGGTGGTAATGAAGAACGGCAACGAGTACACGGCGGTGAATGTGTGTCCTGAGTGTACGGACGGCTCGTCCCTGCAACTGAACGTCGAGGGTTTCGGCATTGCAGCCGCTTTATGGGCGGAGGACTCCGCCTTCCAATATGCGTATCGAGAACCGTACACGATGGCCGACCTTCCGAAGGAGCCAGGATTCTACAAGGCTCGCACCGAATCGGTGTGGAAGCATGACGGCAAACGTTGGATGCCGGTGCTCTCCCACGATGGCACCATCGCCCCCGCCTTCCCATGCCAGTCCCAATCCCGCAGCCAGTTCTTCAAGACCAGTGTCCGGGATGATCGTTTCCCGTTCACGAAGGTGGAGGCGAGCTTCGAGTGACTTTCACCCCGAGACCGGGCTGCAAGTGCGCGAGATGCCTGTGGGCTCACGGGGACAAGATCACGCTCCCCCAATGCCCCACATGCGGCGCCGTTGATTGCGCCGGAGCCCAATCACACATGCTGGTCTGCAACAAAAAAGCCAATGAGAAACACAAAGTCAATTCGTACAGGAGGTATAGCTGATGGCCGGAGAGGCACGAGTCATCTTGGATAACGCCCGTCTGGGCGCTGACCCGGAACAGAAGCAATCACAGTCGGGGCAGCCCTACTTGAGTCTGCGGTTCGCCATCACCCCTTACAGGAAGAACCGTCAGACCAACCAGTACGAGGACGGGGAGACGGAATGGTGGCAGGCCACCGAGTTCGACACCCGGCAGATGGAAACCTATATGCGTGAACTGCATAAGGGCGATTCGATTCGCGTCGAAGGCGCGTTAAGCATTCGTCTCTATCAGGACAAGCAGGGTCAGACCCAGATCAGCCGCGAGGTTCGGTTCGCGCACATCTCGAAGAATCTACCCAAGGCGAAGCAACAGCAGCAGGGTTTCCAGCCGAATTACGGTCAGCAGCCGAACAATTACGGTCAGGAAAACTATGGGGTGCAGAACTATCAGCAACCACAGCAGCAGCCTAACCCACAGTTCCAGCAGTCGGCTCAACAGTCGAACCAGCAGCAGTATCAGCAGCCAGCCGTTGACCCTTGGAGCCAACCGCAAGGCGCCTCTCAGGATGAGTTCGGCAATGGCGAGCTCTAACCCTTCACGTGAGACGTGCCGTCTTGTGGACCGGCGTGACGGCGAACGGTGCGTCCGTTGCGGCGCCACCTACAACTGGGCGGGTTTCTCCCGTCATCACAGGCATCTGAGAAGCCACCCGTTCCCCGGACTCCACCTGCCATCAAATCTCATACTGCTGTGCGGAAGCGGTTCGAACGAGGGTTGCCATTTGTGGGTGCATACCCATCAGCGTGAGGCGATGGACAACGGGTGGCTGGTCAGCGGTTTCAACGACCACCCCGAACAGGTGCCAGTCATGGTTTACGGCAAGGGCCTTGTGCTCTTGGACAACATGGGAGGCTTCACGTTATGCAGTTAGACGAAGCAGTCGAAGCGCTCTACAAACTGTTCTGCCGTGCCCCGTCCTTCCATATCGCGTTATGCAGGCTCGACCCGGTGGCGGCGTCCAGATTCATGAACGGAGATATTCGACTATGACACAGGCGAGGAAAGGGCCGCGACTGCCGTTAAGCCGTCAGGATGAGGCGATACTTGCCGGCCCGTGACTGTCAACCCAACTGGGACGCAACCTACGTGCAGCCGAGGCGCAGACGTTCGGACGCATGGTCTACGACGAGTGGACGAAAACCCATCCGGGCACACTCCCCTACACGGTAAGAATCGATTCCAGTCAGAAAACCGCGTACCTGCCAGAAGACCTGCCCCTATTGCACAAGGCGCTCACCCGGTACACGAACAGCAAATCATATCAACGTATTCAAACGGAAATCAAAGGAGAACACCAATGAGTGAGAAACCATTCTGGGAGGGCAAGACCGGTAAGGAGATGGCCGGACTGCACGTCAAGGTCACATGGAAGAACGGCACCATTGTTACTGGAGTGTTAGATGACATAGGAGATATTGATTTAGGCGATAATTGTTCTTTGTACATGTCACGTGGCTATGACTCTTCCTGTGATTTTGAGCCAATGGACAATATCCAATCCATTGAATTGTTGGATGACCCCGAGTATGAGCGCATCGACAACATCGAAAACGTGCAGGTGGGCGATATTGCCTGCACGACGGAGGGAAACCATTTCCGCGTCATCGATCTCAAGCCTGACCCTCTAGGCGACATGCTCCTGCGTATCCGCATCAGCGAGATAGACGGTGAGTACTGCATCGACTCCGATGATTTCGCCTACGCTTTGCGTTGGAAGCCGAAGCTGCCCGACCATGACGGGTTGTGGTGGGATAAGGACAATGCCTTGTGGAGCGTCGCCATCTCCGTCCTGGACAATTCGAAGTTGGTCGCTTTGCTTATCGGTGACCCGGAATCCCCCGTCACCGGGTCTGTTTGGTCGGGCCTCAACAGCAAGCACGTGACCTCTCAAGCTCCGTTCCGTCCGGCCAAGGCGGTGGAAGCATGAACATCGAGGTGGGCCAAAAATACCGAAACAACCAGGATGCTGAATTAATCATCATAGCCAAGGTGGCTTGCTTTACCTCCTCCCGATCTGGCATGTATCTAGGTGTAGACGTGCTACCGGGAGCAGAACTGTTCGTCGCGGACGACCCATACGGCACAGGCTCTGACGTGATTGTTAACGAGCAGTCTCTGACCGAATGCGGATACAAGGCGGTGGAAGCATGAACATCCACCCGATCATTGATGAACCTCCATCGTTTCCGCAAACTGTCTTACGCCTGCTCACAGGAAGCACTCATTGCTGTGACTGGTGCGAGAAACGCTGGATCAAGGTTCACCGCACTGGCCAATTGGAATGCCGAAACCGTCGATGTCCCTACTGCGGGCAATACGGATGCCCCCGAGCCGAAAAACACTGGAAGAAATGCCCCGTGTGGAATCACATGACCCCGCCTGCATGGCTATACCCCGTGTTGAATCGGCTCTGCGAAAGAGATCTGCAACGAATGGCGAAGAAATCGAGGAATGATGCGTGACACGATTCTGTGCCTATGCGACCTGACCGGTGTCATGGCCCGCCCTTGGGTGGAACACGGGTATCAAGCCGTGTTGGTGGACCCGCAGCATGGTTGCGACCATGAAGACGGTGCCTACCTGAAACTGGCTTGCACCATCGAGGAAGCGTTCGACCAGATCAGCGTACTGGTCCGTTCCGGCCGGCTCGCGTTCGTGGCCGGGTTCCCGCCATGTACGGATATGGCGGTGAGTGGAGCGCAATGGTTCGCCCGTAAGTACGAGGCCGACCACATGTTTCAGGCGAAGGCCGTGAGCGTTGCCGAACAATGCCGGGTGATCGGTGAAATGAGCGGCGTCCCGTACATGGTTGAGAACCCGGTGAGCGTACTCAGCCGTGTTTTTGGCAAACCCTCCCACACGTTCGACCCGTGCGACTACACGGCCTACGAGCCCTTGGACAATTACACGAAAAAAACGTGCCTTTGGACGGGGGGGGGATTCCAGATGCCGCCTCGCAGCCAGGACATGAGCTTGCCGGCTCCTGACCGGAATCGTATCTGGTACATGAGCGGCAAGGACAGAGCCAACAACCGAAGCAAGACGCCGCTCGGCTTCGCCCGCGCGGTTTACGAAGTCAACCAAGGAAAGGCAACGGAAGAATGAATCTTTTAGGTGAAACCAAGGGTGCGATATCACAAAGCGGGCATTCGACCGATGACGTTCGATTCGTCGGCTCCCGCGACGGGAAGCTGGGAATTCCGTGGAGTCAGGCCGAAAAGGTGCTCGACATCGATTACGACGACGGATACGGCGGTCAGGAGATATCCGCCGATCTGGTCGTGGTGTTCACGGATGGCGGGTTCCTGCGCCGCGAGGAATACGACGGCCGCGAATGGTGGGAGTACGAGCCACCGTTCAGAGTCCCGGAGACGCAGAAGCCGTTCAAACTCGTGAAGGGGCTCAGCTATTACACACAGTTGCTTGTGGACATCAATTACCCGATGAAGGCAACGGAGGAATGAGCGACATGAGGAGCTTCATCAAGGTTGAGCACAGTCGTTTTACTTTGATTTTGCGCAAGGGGATGCTCCCGTTCCACTGGATTGCGGAATCCCACGTCTACCCGGACAAAGGTTATGTCACGGCGGTGCGGGAGCGCACCAACTACGGCGCTGTATGGGCATTGAGCAGTAGGGGCGCTCTCGATCAGGTCATGCTCTCGATCTGGGAGGACATCGAATGGTTGGACGAAAGGATGGACTGATGCGTGTGCATCGTCCGAGACTACAAAACCAAACCGAAGGAGACAACCAATGAGTGATTACAAGCAGCGGATGATCCGCGAACATCGAGAATTGCAGGAGCGTATCAGCAAGCTGGCGCACATGCTTGAGGGCTACGCGGAGGGCACGTTGGACTTCACGCCCGCGTGCTCCTTCCAGCTCCTTGAAAGCCAATTGTACGCGATGGGGGCATACGCGAACATCTTACAGGAGCGTGCGCGTATCGAACAGGTGGATTTGAACGCGCCTCTTGAGGGAGGTGAGTCTGGTGAGGTTCCACAGGATTAGCCCGTGTCCTCGTTGTGGGGGCAAGGTCAAGGCGAAATGGGAGCGGGACGGCGTGCAGGGGTTGCCTGAATACACGTTCTTTATCGTGATGTTCCGCTGCACTGTCTGCGGGCTCGGCTTCGAGGGAGGTTGTTCACGGAAGCCCGCCCCGTATCAGTTGCAATACAATATCGCCGCTTGGAACCGCATATGTAACGGTGATAAATGCTTCACGTTGACCTACATGAGTCAGGAAGACGGACGATGAAGTTGGAGACCAAGGAAGAATATCTGGTCGATTCGGCTATCGAGATGCTGTATCCGACCGTCACTTTCAATTCCTATGAGGCCGCTGTGAAGCATATCCACGAGACGCCGGGCACGTGGCGAATCACAAAAATCTATCGCACCCTACCAGTCGGCGAGGAAGTCACGGAGGCAGACGATGAATGCTGATGTGGAGCGGATTCGCGAGAGTCTGGGAGGCAGACGATGAAGGCGACGGACGTGGAGATCGAACGACGGTGCGGCATGGTCACAGGTGCCTCCTGCGGGCATGTGACCCTGAGCTGGATTCCCGGAGACGGCCGAAACGGCACCCGCTCATGGGTGCTGGCCATCCATGACGGCGGCAGCATCCGCCGCATCCGGTTGAGCTGGAACGAGCTCGGTGACCTGGCGGCCATCCTCCAATCGATCGCGAACGAGGAGAAGGAAATGGGAGACGGACGATGAAGCGCGAGTACAGCGAGGAGGGCCGGCCCCTCACTTGCGGCAAGCAGAAGGCCGAGTGGGAGTGCGAACTGCTCGGCATCTGCCGCAGGGATGGGGTCGAGTGGTTCTGCGAGATGGAGGAGCACGGCAACCTCTACTACTGCATCCAGCTCAAGACTAACGTGCAACGATTCCACACGAACGCCACTCAAGACTTCATCGACCAGCTCAGAGAAATCATAAGAAGACAGAAGGAGGCAGACGATGAGTGACAAGGATATGGTCTCGGTTTACGAACGACGTGACGGCAGCAAACCCGGATTGTGGAGAGTGTACGGGTGTTTGGCGTGGGACGTGTTTTCCTCGTTCTTCCTCGCGGTTGGCATCATGTCAAGGAATTATGTGACGGTCATCGTTCAAGCGTTCTGTCTGCTGTGTTTTCTTGGATTCACCGTCTGGGAGTTGAACCATCTGACCTGGAATGTCGTGGAGTACACGGTGAAGATTTCCCACGATAAGGCAGAGGAGGTCGTCAATGAGTTGGCTTAATGACTTCTACCGGATAGTCGGCAAAGGCGACGTGCGGGACTCCGATTTCATTCTCAACGGCGAAAGCTTCTACTGCCCCCAATGTGGCAGACACCTGAAGGCTGCTACAGGAACCGTGAAAGGCTCCGAGGAGAAACGCTATCGGTTCAAATGCGTTGACCGAATGCATTACCGCACCAAGTGGCATGAGTCGTATCAGGCCGCGTTGATGGAAATGATCGAGACGTTCGAGAAAGGGGAAACCGTATGAGCAAGCCGAGTAAACGCGCGTGGGACATGCTTATCGAGAACCCGAACCGTCCGGCCGATGAGGTTCGTATCGCCACCGGCCTGAAGGTGGAGATGATCGAGCAGATTCGTAGTGACGTGTTGAAGCGTCTCAGGGACAACCCGGAGTTCTGATTATGCGTCCGAGTTATCTACCCGTCCAGTACGAGCATTGCCCGTATTGCGGAGGAATCATGAACATCTGGGGTCATTGCATGGATTGCCAGTTCCATGATGACCCGACCGAATACTGGAGGGACGAATGAGCAGAGCCAAGCAGCGTGGGACGCTTTTTGAGTCGGCCATAGTCAAATATCTGCGTGCCCGCTTGGGTGATACGGAGCAGACCATACACCGTGAGGTGTTGCATGGCGGAGGCAACGACCAAGGCGACATCACCGGCGTGCGTATCCACGGGCAACCCGTGGTCATAGAGGCCAAAAACTACAGCACGTACAGCGGGCACCTCAAGGAATGGATGCAGGAGGGTCGTACCGAAGCGGGTAACGCGGACGCGCCCTACTGGTTCGTCGTATTCCACCAGAAAGGCGTCGGATTGGACTCTTTGAAGAGCATGGACAACCAGCCGGTAGTCACCGATCTGAAAACGTTGGCTCTCATAGCCGGGCATGGGGTGATCGAGGGAGACGAGGAATGAGCGAGATTGACGAGTTCATCAAGACGGCTCGTGCCGGTAAGCCCGTCTACCTGACCGCCGAGGAGAAACAGGCGTTGAGGAATCATCGGGCTTATCTGAAGCTCAAGGCGAAAGACCCCGACTATTTCTCGAAAGCCCGTCGTGAGGAACGGCGCAAACGCAAGGAGGAACAATGAGCTACGACCTGTATGTGGTACGCCCTGATATTCCAGAGGACTGCTGGTATTACGTGTGCGACCGTGACCATGAGGAACGCTCCTACGACCAGTATGGCCGTTATTTCAACTACACGTATAATCTCGGCCCGTTCTTCGACGCCTATCATGTTCGCCCGTCAACCGACTTGGACGGCAAGACCGGTAGGGAATGCGCCGAACTTATACGGCAAGCCCTCATGAGCATCTACGTTCAGCCGTTGCATGAGCTGCGTTCCGAATACAATCCGCGCGACGAGAACGGCGAGTTGGTTGATTGGGGCAGTGTGGACGGCGCAATCAAATGGTTGGAACGGATACACGACTACTGCCGTGAACACCCCGACTATGTTGTCAAGGAACGCTCCTGATGGGAAACAGTCACAACACGACACCCACCAAGTGCATCGACTGCGGGCGAATCCGGCCACGTAACCAGATGTGCAGCGGGCCCCGTTGCCGCAACTGCCATATCAAGGCCGACCCCATACGGTTGGCGAAGCATAGAGCCGGAAGCGCGAAATAGGCAAGGGAGCATAAAACCAAACGCACTCCCCCATTGCCCATCCAAGAGGGCGGCATGGTTTTCGCCGGCCACCCCATCGACATCGATGACCCGTATCTGCGCGAATTCATCGAAAAGGCAAGGAGAACATGATGGAAGATAGGAAACTCGTTGATTTCGCCCGTTGGCTGAACGATCATCCGGGCGAATGGAATCTTTGGCCGTATCTCATTCCGATACAGGCCGACCGCAGGGATACCGTCGCATCGATGAGGCTTGTCATGGAACGCATCAAAAACCATCAGTACGACGAGTTCCGCGTGGACACCGTATTGCTCGAATACGAACTGTTCAACGGTTTCATGGGTTTCGACACCAACAGCGTGCATGAGAACGGTCTCGCGTTGAAGATGAGGCTCAAGGCATGACCGCGCGTGGAGATGACCGCAAGCTCATGCATTGGATAGCCTCGCACGGGTACACGGTGGTGCGCGCCAGCAGCGGCCACTGGAAGATATTCGATGACGGCGTGCTGCTCACGGCGACGAGCGGCACGCCCTCGGACTGGCGAAGCCGCCACAACTTCATCAAGACGTTCAGGAGACGATCATGTCAGACCCCGTGAACCCGGAACGGCTGCTGGAGGAGGCGGAATGAGCATCGTCGGCTTGGCGCATTTCATCGAACTGGCCGTGTTCTTCATCATCGGGATACAGGCGTTCCGCTACCTATTCAGGAAATGGAATATATCCCTATCCGATGAAGGCGGCGACGCGATGACGATCGTTGCCTTCAGCTTTGGATTGATAGCGGCTTTCGCAGCGCATGGCGTCTGCTGGGCGTTCATGCAAATGGTGTTCCCCGATTACACGTACTAGCTGATAGGAGCATGACAATGGTACGCAAAGGATACGTTCAACTGGTCAACAGCTTCTACATGAACCGTAAGGTACGCAAGCTCAGGCACACATGCCCGAGCGCAATAGGCGCGTTCACGATGATGCTTACTTTCTGCGGAGACAATCTTTCAGACGGACATATCAGCGAAGACGATGCGTTTTACGTGTTGGATATCACCGATTCAGAAATCGATGCGCTTTGCGAAGTCGGCATGATCGAGCCGGACGGGAACAACGGGTACTACATTCACGACTATCTCGCACACAATCGAAGCCGCGAACAGGTGCAGAAGAAGCGCGAAAGCAATGCTGAAAATTACCGAAAAGATAAAAACGAGGCGAAAACCTCCGATTCAGATAACTTTCAGACGGCTGAATCGCGTCTGAATCGGGACAAACACCAGAACACCAGAACACCAGAAGAATTATCTAAAGATAATTCAACTCCCCCTACCCCCTCGAAGCCGGACTTCGGTAATCTGCTTGACCGTATCGAGGCTTTCTATCCGACGAACAGGTTTGACGGGAAAACCTCCCAGTCCCGTATGCAGCTGGAGGTCGATTGGCCGAAGATCGTGAAAGCCGCTGGAGACTCCGACCCGAGCATGTTTCTCGAAGCCAAGGCTCGAGCGTATGCGGAGGCCACCGACGAGCAGTACGTGAAAACGTTCAGCCGGTTCATCGGCGGTGAACTGTACGCCCGTAACTGGGAGAAACCCAAGCCCGAAGCGCCGAAGCCACGACCAGGGCAACCGTTGAAATCCCGAAGCCAGCAGAACCTTGAGGCGAATCTGGCGAAAACATGGCAGTACATGACACCCGAGGAACGTGCAAGATACCAGCAGCAGGGAGGTTTCAATGCTCAGCAGGGGTGAGGCAGCAGCCGTATTGTCGCTTATCAACGCGCATCACGGCAACGCGCAATGGGATGACGTTCAGCTTGAAGCGTTCCATTCGGAACTGAGGACGGACATCACCGCCGCCGAGGCTCAGGAGGCGGTGAGACGCTTCTATGCGGAGAACGATACCGGCCGTTGGTGTGGTTCGGGTGACATCAACGCCATCGTCCGCCGACTGCGCGGCAAGGCGAAGCCCTCGGAGGCGGAGATCGCGCGTGAGTGCGATGCGCGGGGCTTGGAGGGTGACGCGGCGTGGCTGTACCGGCGTCAGCGCATGTTGGGCCGTCAACCCGAGGAGGCGGCTCGAATCACGGCCTCGAGTCGCAACCCGTTGGAGTTGGAGCCGGCGAAGCCGAAGCGGCGTACACCGGTACGGCATTTCCTCGGCGCGGGCGACTTGGGGTTGGGTGACATACTGCCGCGACACGCCGAACCACATTTGGAAAACTAGAGACGCCCGTGCATTATTGGTCTTGCTGACACGTCCGAAGCTCTTAATGAGTGAAGGTCTAGGTCAGTTTGTCTTTTTCCCCTGAAAACACGAGGCTCTGCCGCTATGACGGTTGCTGGCGGGAGATCGTGACCGACGCGCCGTCCATGCTCATCGGGCATGGGATACCCGAGAACCGGAGCCTGTTGTGCGCATGGCATGAACGCCAGCTCTCCAACGACCTGCAATGGTTGGAACGCAACCTGCCCGACCTGACCGAGTATCGCATCAACCGCGCCTACGGGCACAAGAACGGTGGCGGCGGGAACGCGGGCACGGCTCCAGCGCCCGTAAGGGAAACCCTGCACGACCTGCTGTACGCTGACGACGACCACGGTTATCCGGGCTTGCAAGGCACACTCTACGAGTGGGTGCGCAGCCTGAAACTGAACCTGCGTGAATCGGCGCCGCTGGCCGACATGGTTTACCGAATCGCCAATCACCCGAAACTCGACGAGCACCCGTCCACGCCCGTGTACGCGGAACCGGTTCACGGGCTGGTGCGCAAACTGCGTCGTTTCCTCACGGACGATGACGGGGAAACCGTGTTGTACGGGCCATGCCCCGCCAACGGGTGCCTGGGCCAGCTCTCCGGCTATGCGGACGCGGAGACGGCGAAATGCCCGCAATGCGGTTTCAGTATGCCGGTCGCCCTTATCAGGGCGGAACGGGTGAAGCGTCTCCTCCAATCGGAGGCGGTGAGAACCCGTGGCGAACTATTGGACATCATCAAGGCGTGCGGGATGCGCGTGAACCGCAGCACTTTGCGCAGTTGGATACATCGCGGCCAGTTGCCCCAGCAGGGCGAGGACTCGTACAGCAATCCGCTTTACAGGTTCAGTGATTTCTACCGGCTCACAACCGGATTGTCCGAGAACGCGGACGTGTGGGAGATCATGCAAGCCGCACAAAACCAATCCAAGGAAGGAGACAACCAATGAGCAGCCAGATTCAACCATTCGACTTCAGGGGCATTCAGGTGCGTGTCCTAACCGATGAACACGGCAACCCGTGGTTCCTTGGAGCGGACGTATGCACCATTCTCAGTACGGCCACCAACCATATTCGGGAATACCTCGATGCCGATGAAATCACCAATATCCGTAGTACGGATATTGCTCAGAACGGTGGCAAGGCACCCGTTTTCGTGTCCGAGTCCGGCCTGTACTCCCTCGTGTTACGCAGCCGCAAGCCCGAGGCTCGCGAGTTCAAACGCTGGGTGACGCATGAGGTGCTGCCATCGATTCGCAGGCATGGTGCGTACATGACCGAATCGACTTTGGAAAAGGCAGTCACCGAACCCGACTTCCTTATCCGACTTGCCACACAAATCAAACAGGAGCGGGCGGAAAAGGAGAAGGCCCAAGCATAGGTCGAACGGATGCGTCCCAAGGCATTGTTCGCTGACGCTGTGGAAACCTCGAAGACCAGCATCCTTGTGGGCGACTTGGCGAAAGTCCTGAAAGGCAATGGCGTGGATATTGGCGGCACTCGCTTGTTCGCGTGGCTGAGGGACAACGGATGGCTGATGAAAACCGGCAGCTCTCGCAACATGCCCACGCAGAAATCTATGGAATTGGGCTTGTTCGAGATCAAGGAAACCACCGTGGTTCACTCGGACGGTCACACGACCATCAACAAGACGCCGAAAGTCACGGGCAAAGGTCAGACGTTCTTCGTCAACAAGTTCCTCGGACACAGGGAGATTACTCAATGAGCATCAATCTTGGCACCACGGAAGTGGAATTGAGCTTGTACTACAAGGCGCTTCAACTAGCCACGTTCACCGTGGAAGTCCCGGTGGCGGGCGAACTGGAACCGGACAGCGTGTTCATAGGCGACGACATGCAGCCACGCGCGCACGTGACAGTGACGCTGCCGCCCGACGGTTCCGTCGAAAAGGCCGTTAAAGCCGGGGTTTATGCGTTCCAGAAGGCGTTCAACGAGTCGATGGAATCGAGGAACGTATGAACTGGCTGAAGCGACTGCTGCACTTGGAGGAGCCGGAACCGGTCGAAAAGCCGGAACCTAAGCCACCGGTGTTGGAGCCATGCCCTATCTGCGGACGCACACCCAAGCCGAAGTATGTATACGACGCCATCTTTACCCGCTACTACTGTCAGGAAGACTCCGTGTGGCTGCTCTCGGAGTGGTGCGATCATTCCGCGAGTATCTTCTCGTTTGCCCCGTTTGAGGACAAGGACGTTCCGAAGTGGAATATCGGTTGCAGACTGTTAAGGACAATTGCTGCCGTGCCAGTTCCCGAATGCCCTGTCTGCGGGGAGAAACCCACCGTGCAACCGGATACCGAGTCGGATATTCCCCAGCTTGTCTGCTCATGCAACGAACTGTTGGGCAACGATGGGATAACCAACGTCTATCAGCGCAAACACGAGTGGATACGTCGTTGCGTGGCGTTGAAACGCAAGCAGGACAACGTGAGTGAAATGGAACAACTGATCGGAGAAACACAATGAACGGACATTATTCGGTTATCACGAATTTCGGCTGTCATTGGACATGCCCCTACTGCATCGTAAGGAAAACCGGATTGAACGTGCCGGTGACAGACATGCAGGCCACGCTGCGGACCATCAGCCGTGAAAGCGAACGCCACCCCATGAGGTTCCTGAGCTTCAGCGGCGGCGGAGACCCCCTGTTCCCCATGCGCGAGCCGGAAGCATCGAAACGTGTCGCCTTCTACCGGGAGGCGATACACAGGGCCGGAGACTGGCTCACGGAAACCGAGATGCACACCAGCTACTTCCAATGCAGACGCAACGTGGCTCAAGTCATGCAGCAGATCAGGTTCAGCCGCGTGGTGTATCACATGCGGCCCACGAGCTTGTCCGATGACGTGGCGTTGGCATTGCCCCGCAAATGGTTCGACAGTCAGAAGGTGCGTGTCGTGTACGTGGTCACCCCCGATTTCACGCCGGAGCGTATCGACCGGATAGCCGATCTCGTGGCCGGCAACAACGTGGTCAATGAACTGTCGTTCAGGCAGAAGGTCAACCCTGACAACACCATCGACCACACGTGCGAGAAGTATCTGAAGGCTGGCCATCAAAAACGCTGGTGGTACATCCAACAGGATGATTACAACATGTACGTCGTGAACGACCGGCTTTACACACGATTCAGCGATATCGGCAAGGAGGACCACAGGTGAGCAAGAAGATTCGCGTCGGCTGGGATGACCTGAAGCCCGGCGATTTGATTCACGTCAAAGGCAGCACGAACACATACAGGTTCAAGTCCCGCACTGATTGGCATTCTATGATTAAGGTCGAGGGAGACGGAGTTGGTGTTTCCGCCACATGGAAGCTGGGAGTCGAAAAGGAACCGGTTTCGGTGTTTCTCGTTGTCTATGAGAAGGATTTCGCCTACGCCACTCGTCCCGCACCTAAGAAGAAGCCGCGTCCGAGTATCGTGGAACCGATACTGCCGGGCGAATACTGGGCGCGCATCCGCTTTGGGTCACAAACCGGTTGGGGACGGATCATCAAACGGTATGCTCCCCGCAGTGATAATTGGCTGTTCGGACACGATGACAAGGCACCGTATCAAACATCTTGGTGCGGGACCCTGGCGGGTCTTCATCCGTGGATGACATGGGAGGAATTGTTGGAGGTCAATAAGCAGACTCCGATTCTGGAACTGTTGTCTGCTGAGGAATACTACACGAGAAAAGCCAAGGGGGAACTGTGAAGCGTGACATGGACTTGGCACGCAATATTTTCACGGGTGTCCTATCCGACGTTCCACCCGACTTCATACCAGTGGGAACGATCATTGATGAACCGGATACCCCCAGAGAGGATACGCCTATCAAAACGTATGACAGCGTGGAGTCCATCGCCACAGTCAAGGTGGATAAGACCACGCTCGCCAGAATCATGCCGGTTAGAATCTCCATTGACGAGCTGCATGATTTTCTCCAAAAGGTTCCGACCGACGCGGTATGGGAAGTCCAATGGAACGAGGAATGCACGAATCATTACCTGATCGCGGAAAACGACAACGGTAGTCTCACATTCACACCTGTGGAAGGCCCGGTTACAAGCGGATATAAGCTGGTATTCGACTTTCCGTTGAAGTAGTCGGTCAAGCATGAGAATGCCGCCCTAGTGTGCTTCCTTGAGAGGCAGTGGCGGCTTCTAACAGTCTCAATATATAAAAACCCGTGGAACGACTCTATTCCGAGTGCTCCACGGGTTTTCTTGTATAATCGGGCCCACGTTTATGGTTATCAGTTATCAGTATCGCCATTCTATAACAAATAATCGATTATCTGTTATCGTCTTAACGATTCCGCCGTGAATTGTTCATATCAGAGTTCTTCCAGCTTGTACGCCGAATAGGTGTATCCGTCCACCGTGAAAGGCAATTCCGGCACGTAATCGCCCAGCTTCAGCCCATAAGGCTCAAGCTGTTTGTCGGCTGCGGCCTCATATTCCGCTTCGTCCTCACCGTAGATGTCGTTCACTTGTTCCGCTACATCAGACTCTTTTTCGGTTAAAGACACATGCCACTGCCATCTTCGTCCACGTGGGCTTGCGCGCCGTGGTTGTACAAGTACCCGGCGTAATCATACCTCGTACCGGCTCGGCACTGGTGTGGGATCGCCCCACTCGTCCGTTGATTCAGCGGTCAGCTCCCACAAGCGCTCAACCGCGAGCTTCCCGTCCTGGAACAGCGTGCCCACGTAATCTCGTAGTTCGTCAGCGTCTCTTGCGGATAGTCCGGCACGGCCGCAAGCCTCCATCACGTCGTCCAGCATGGCCGTATCGTCCTTATGAGCCCGATACCATGCGATGATACGCTCGAAATAGTCGATCTGAAGCGCTGAAGCGTTAGGGTTCATCTCGAAATCTGACCTCATGGCCGCGTACAGGTTTCGACCCAGCTCCTTGAGTTCCTTAACGTCCTGAGAAACGTGAGTAGGCATGATGATTCCTCCTGAAAAATGTTCGAGCACGACAGTCGCCGTGCCCCTTGTGTTTTGGTTTGCTAATTCCCAGAAGGTCACAAGATAGTCCCGTGGCCTTCAGTGTATCAAGATTTCTCGTATTCCTTGCACAGATCGGCGGCGAACTTGGTGAGATTATCCGGGTCAAGCACATAGTTTTGCCCAGTCTCCCCTGCTTCGTCATAGTATTTCCACACCTCGTGCAAGGCTTTCTCCATACGTTCGACGTTCACTTGGACACCTCCTGATTCCAGTCCAGCATGTCGCCGGTCAGCCATTCGCCGCCACCTGAAACACGCGCGTACAACCACGCCCGGTAGCCGATTCGAGCCGCCTTATCGCGTTTAAGCCACGCTTGAAGCCACATGAGACGCAGCTTCCAGCGTGGTATACGCCGCCACAACTCGGTGTTGGTGGCGGGGTCGAAACGCTCGAAACGGTAGATCGCGGTAATCATTTCGACTCCTTGGAACTAAGTTCCGTACCATCCTGGCGACTGGCGGCGAACACGTCACTGCCGATATCGTCAACGTCGTATAGATCGCCGTCACCGTTCTCCTCCACCCAATCGCACAGTTCAGCGAAGGTCAATCCCTTGGGAGCCTTGACCTGCCGGTATTCGATTGTCGTGACATGCTGGGAGATACGGTAGGTCTCCATACCGTCGCCTTCCGCCATCGCGGCGAAAAACTTCAAGCTGGCGCGGACCTTGCGCATACGACTGTACGCCGTATCGACAGGCACAAGGTCATTCATCATCTGGGCCACGTCATCGTCGGCGTCATAGCCGCCGTCCGCAAGCTCCCTCAACTGGTTTTGTACGTGCTCCAGCGAATCCCATTCGATGAAAAACTCACGGCCGGACGGCAACCCATCAACCTTATATCCATCCAATACCCACAGGACCCGCGCCTCGGACATGCCCCGCACCTTTTGGCATACATCCCCTAGCCCCGAGCCCTCAATCAACGCCTGCAAATTCTCCAACTTGTCTTCCATGACAAAACCTTCCTTTGTATTGTTCGGTAAAACGATTGACGGAACAATAGAACGCTCTAAAGTCCCGTCTAAATGCTGATTTATGTGAAAACCGCACCATAGAAAGCCCTATGATGCGGTTCTAAATGATGGTTTCTATAAGAATGGCCTCATAGAACAAGTCCATGAGGCCATGAAAACGATAACGGCTATACGCTCCGCCTGTATGGTGGAATGTCCAACGTGGCTTCCAATCCGTCGTTAACATGCTCCGCGTCCCTCAACGAGAGTCGTCCGAACCATTGCAGCAGTTCGCTCCTGTTGAAGTAGAAGCGTTGCGAACAGCGCACGAGTGACGGCTTCAACAGCCCCTCGGCCTTCCAGTCGAGCAGCGGCACGTCACCGGCCTCATCCCAATCAGTGTTGCCGGTTATCTTCGCCACGATACCCGACACCAGATCACCGTCAACCTCGGTGATAACCACCGGACGCGGCTTCCCGATACCGGGATGGTCGGGAAACTCGACCCACATCAGCCACACGTCATACAGGCGCGGTTCACTTGGCGTACTGGTCATAGACATCATCCTCCGAATCATCCCAATCGGCGGGCAGTATCACATGGCCCTTCTCCGAACGCTCGAACATGTATGCATTGTGAACAGGCGGCACCGGATAACCGTCCGGCGTGTGCCGCGTCGGCTTGAACGGCAACCCGTTGTCCACCAGAGACTGGCGTAGGAACATGTTGACGGCGGTGCTCAGGCTCATGCCCATGGAATCGTAGAGCGCGGCGGCACGCGCCTTGACATCATCATCGATATTGGCTACCAGCTTACCCATAACAACCTCCTTAACGGTTAACAGATGGTATCAATCATATACCATATTGGGATAGAATAGTATCCGAATTTTTACCAGTAGATGTAAATCTCACCCGCCTTGTGTTTCCACCCGTCCGGCGCGATGGGAAACGCCCTGCGATATTCAGGTGCCAGACTCTCAAGAAAATCAGCGTAATCATCGAACGAGAACCTGTCTTCATACTGTGCCTCAGTATCGTGTACCACGCCGTCCAGTTCGTCCAGCATGTTCATGAACTGTTGGGTTTCGCCATTGGGATACAAGTATTGGGTGAGCATAAGGTTACTCCGCCAGTCGTCCAAGTATTCTCGGACACGGTAATCGATCAACGTAAGTTTGATAGTGGCGCTCATAATAATCTCCTAAAAAGTATTGGTTTGGTTTATAGGTATGGGATGCCGTCCAGCGGAAGTGAGGAAAAACGCCAGGCGGCAAGAACTTAGAACAGCGGCAAAGCAAACCGCTTATCGGGTAAATCGGTGGCGTTCAACGCCGCCAGAATCAGATCGGACGTATGCAGTGGAATGTTGGCACGCACGGCCGCGATATTCTCGGCAGTGTAGGCGCAACCGGACGATTCCAGCACCTCACGAATCTTCGCCGTGGATATCCTGACTTCCATCACAGCACTCCCAGCAAATCATCGATAAGCATGGCGATAGCGGTTTGATAACGCTGATACGTGGTGGAATAGGCACAGTCGTAAACCTCACGCGCCTTTTTATCCAGCACGTCCAACGTGAAACCGCTATCAGCGGTCAAACGTTCCATCTCATCATTGTCAGGCGGCGTACTGGGCATACAGGCGACACCCTCAAGGGTATCCATCGCGCGCCGGCGTAAATCATCGATGAAACCATGCTGACCATCGAACACAGCCGACAAGTCATACTCATTATCATCAGCCATCTCCCACGCAGACTTCAACAGCAGTCGCGTGGCCTTGTCACGAAGCTCACTCATGGTCACGCCGCCTTAGCCCACAGGTCACGGGCGACGGCCACGTAATCGGCCACCGCCTTTTCCAATTGCTTGTCACTGCCACGCTCATAACGGGCACGGTAGGCGACAACGCACCTGCCGTTGGCCGAAGCAATGTAGGCCACCTTGCGGCCTTTGCTGGTACGGAAGTGACGGATATGGCCCAAACCTTGCAGTTCGGGGCATTCCTTAGCCATCATCAGGTCAGGCAACGTGGCATACGACACGGCCAGCTCATTAGTCTTGGGCGGAACCTCGGCAATCTCCTGAGTGATCGGCGCCGGTTCTTCCATATCAGCCGTGTAGACATCCGCCAACGACTCGTAGTATTCAGCCCAATCATCGGCAGACGGTTCATCATCGGAAAACTCGGGAACCGGCTCATCGTCTTCAGCCGCTTCCTCAACAGACGGCAGATAACGCACCATGCCCTGCTCAGGCCAATGGTCAACAGTCGCGAACCGCTCACCCTCACAAGTCCAACGGGATTCAAAATCAGCCACCGTGATACCGGAAACACTCTTAGCGTCCATACCCGTCAGCACGGGAACCGTGAACCCGTAAGCCTTGCGCTCACCGTCAGGTATCAGAAACCAGCCATGCTCAAGGTCAGTCTGACTCGCTTTCATACCGCCCAACAGTTCGGCATATTTCTTCTCGCCCTTGGCCTGAACGTTCCAAGACGTGCCAGCGGAAGTCTCCGACAGCCGCCAGATACGCTTCACTTTCGCGTTCACATACCTCACATCGTATTTCGAGTCATCCTTGCGCAACCGAACCCACATGCCGCTCACGGCGTTAACGTTACGGGACGGGTCATTATTGAGCTTCTTCATTTTGTTTTTCCTCATTTCAAAGATTGATTGTCAGATCTGCACGCCACGGTGATAGGCGTAATCGCCATACACGCAAGTGGCGGTATCATCAACGCCGTAAGGCGTGGAACATTGGGGAGTCGGCTGGATAAAACCAACCCACCTGAGAAAGAGAATGGCCGCGACTAGCGCGGCCACAAGCAGAACATGACGGACTTTCAACACTCACCCTCTTCGGTGGCTTCTGTGTAGAAAACGTCGTCCATCTGGTCGTTATCGAAACGCTCATTGACGTAATCGGACAACGCTTCAACGTCACCGTCATTGTAGAGTCGGGCGATTCTGCCATGCCCTACGCCATTGCCCTCCAACATGTAAGCGTCCTGGGCCCAGTAGGGTTCACCCTCGAAAGCCGCGTCATACTCGGTTTCAGAGACATACCCGTAATCGCCCAGACGGTAGATGCCCTCACAAGGCTGAAACCCGTCATACCGGCATTTAGGCGTAAGTTTCGCGTCAACACGCTCCACCATATCCGTAATATCCTTAGCGGCAATCATTGTTAGCTCCCTTAAAACAGTGGGGGCACGGCTCCCATGCCATGCCCCGAAACGATTGATTTAACGATGGACTCGCACCATGTAGCCGCGTCCCCAGTGGTCGATCACGGCAATCACTCTGCGTAATACCTAGCCGGGTTATTCTGCATGTCAACACGCCGCCATGCCCTGACCAGTTCGACAGTCGAAGCATACCGTTCAACAGCCGACCGACTACGGTCGTACCGGACGGCCATATCATTGTCGAAACCGATAACCGTGTCCGCCATGATATGACGCGCCTCTTTTGCCGTGATGGCCTCACGATGCCAGTTGCCATCAAAAACGTCGTCGGCAACCCAAGCGTCACGCTCAGCCCTCGAATCAAACACCATGAGATACCCCGGCCATGACCCGTCATCCCATTTTTTGCCGACACCGTAAGTCCAGTAGAAAGCGTAATGATAGCGTGCCATCATGCCACCTCGCCATCGAAGTGACGTTCGGCGGCTACCGCGTACAGCACGTCATGCATGGTGTCGGTACTGTAGCCGTTGATATCGGTGACAACTTGCAAAGTCTGCTCGGACACACCGTAATCATCTTTTAGCGCGTCCCACATTTCCTCGATAGACATTGTTGAATCTCCCTTGAATTGATGAAGCGCGGAGACAGCCGCGCGACTGAATGAACTTGGGCGGAGAATGCCGCCCGACATGTAAAAGGTCACATCCACGGGTTACGCGCGAATACGCTCACCGTCATGGTGTCCTCATGAGCTTGGTACCCGTAACCGTCAGGCATATAGACGATATCCGTGTAAGGCGGTTCGCTCCCGTCGCCTGCACCGTCATGCCAGTAGCATTGCGGCAGGTCGGAACCGTCTTCGAGCTCGCAGTAGGGCGAGTTGATGGCAAGATTGTAGACGTCCTCAAATGTGTAGGATCGCGGCGCGGCCTGGGGCACCGACTGCGCCGGCGCGGACTGTACCGACTGGCTGACAACCGGCGCGGCCTGAACCGGCTGGCTGACAACCGGCGCGGCAACCGGCACCAACTCGTTAACCCGCGCTTGTACAGCGTCATAATTATCACCGAGAGCGGCACGCCTCGCCTCACCGTCACCGTACTCACCACGGATAACAGCGGCGGCGAGAGCGTCAATATCCACCGGTTCCGGCTCACTGACAAGCTTGGATTCCGGCACTGGTATCGGAACCAGCACGTGAGGGGTAACGTCCTCACGGATAGGCTGAGTAGTCTCGGCGGCGGTTGGCGGGCTGATTGATGCCGGAACCGACACCATGCCGCACAGGGCGGCGAACGCGGCAACAGCCGCAACAAACTTCTTACGCATGATAGTCCTCACTTCCATGTGAGGCAGTACACTGGGTACCGCCTCTATTGATTGCAGATAAAGGTCAGCCCCGCAAGCGCTACCGACACTTGCGGGGCATTTACGTTTGATACAACCGAGAGGAAACCGGGGACGAACCCCCGGCGCGATAGCGTGTTATCCGACGTTCAGCGTCAGCACTTCCACGCCATCAATCAGGACAATCACCCTAGGGTAATCGTCTATGATTAGCAGAGTATGGTATTCGCCGCAGCAATCGCAGCGCCATACGGTGCCGAGACCATATATCATGGTTAATATCCTCTCGGTTGTAGGATGACCCGCACGTTTGTGTGGGCCAAGTTCCGTAGGGAACACGAAAGCCGCAAGTGCTGTGAACGCTTGCGGCTTTCGCTTTATGTCCCGAACGGAACAACCGAGGGTCAAACGACCCAGTGCCTAGACTATGGGGTAAACCCAGTGAGCTAGGCTGACTGCATACGATGCCTACAGTCGGGCGAAGAATTGAATTGATTAGGGCATGCGCACGCCTAATTAGCGTCGCTTTCTTTCGGCTTGTCAGCCTCTAACAGCTTGCGAGGGTTACTGACCTTGAGCGCGTCACACAACTTGATAGCCATGCCAAGACTCATATTCTCGATAGGCCTTGACCCGGTCTCAGTCGCGGCGATTCGCGTATGCGGCACGCCTGACTTGTCAGCTAGTTGACGCTGGGTTAACCCGCGTTTCTGCCGTAATTCCCTAAGACTCATGGCTCACCTCGCTACTCGCTACAGTGAGCCCAATTATACCTTTGGCTCGTTTCGCAGACGGAGTTTCTGATGCCATCGCGCCGCGTTCTTCCAGCGGCCCCCGCACTACTCGCAAGGCCTTTGCCTTGCTTCGCTATCCCTCACCAGTCCTTGACTGGGTATCAGTAACACTATTCAATTCTCAAACTCTCTTGACGACCTCGGTAGAGCCGGACTGTATGTCTAGCACCTTGAACCTCGGTGTCTCGCTTGGCTTGTTGCCTTGCGTGATTCATACTGTACTCGGTATACGTTCGTATAGCAAGTCAGGTATGGCACGACACCACGTAACCCATTGCAAACACTCGCATCCCTCGGCGTGTCGAAACAACCACAACCACTACAAAAACCCACCGCGCCACAGAGTCCAGGCCGCCACCACATACTCACATGGTTGCATATACAACAGTTGCACCATGCAACAATCAACAAAACATGAGCCAACCACACTCACACTCACACTGACATACAGTCCCACGCCCACGCATGTACGCGCACGCGCCCATACGCACGCATACGCACGCCCACACCCACGCCCACACGCCCACACGCACACACGCACACACGCACACACGCACACGCGCACACGGGTACCACACACGCGGATACCACCACACCCCACCACGACACGCCAACATAGGGGTGGAGAGGGGTACCGGCACCCGTTAAACATTTGGCCGCTAGGTGTCTGGTTTCGCCCGTGAATGCCGCTCCCAGACTTTTTTGAATTAGCGTGACATGGTGTGTCGCACCAATGATTGCAACGGTTTTCGGGCTGTGGTCTTTTCCGGTTTCTGTGCAACGCTTGTTGCAACGCTTGTTATGAGTAAACTGTCGTGTAGATGGATTGTCGGGGATTGGAGCAAGGCTCAGATTCCTGACAAATTATTATTCACCCCGTATGCCATTGGCGTCGGGGTTTTGTTTTTGCCGTGCCTTTAGATCACATCAACAGACAGTGTTGGTGTCGTTTCTTGAACCGGGGCGCGGTGTGGACGGTTGGCAGAGTCCGGTTGATTGCAGTGGCTTGCTAAGCCGCCGAACGTCGTTTTGGCGTTCCGCGAGTTCGAATCTCGCACCGTCCGCGAAGTATCGAGGGTCGCTCCCTTGGTGCTTTATGAGGTTGGCTGAATAAACCCGGATTGCATGTATGCCGGGTTAAGGCTGCGTCACGGCTTAGCGGCACCCTTTAGCGGGGGAAGTGTGACGAGGAACGCTACAGCGGTACACGGTTAGTGCATCACATGCTCGGCGTTGGTGGTAAAACGCAATCCACCACCTCGCAATTCTTAGCTCATCTACATGTCGTAGAAGGAGTTTCCTAGGTCGTTTCTATGAAGCGGCCTTTGTTTTCCCGATCTGGTCTGCTACGTAGGGGCTGGGGGTGGATGACCTACAGGTCGCGCCACAATCGGGGTCTAGCGGTAGGCACGTGGAGTGCGCGTCGGCTGTAACCCGACTGCCTTTGGCAATGGGAGTTCGATTCTCCCTGCCGCCACAATCGCAATGTAGTGCCAAATATCTGGTTGTCAGGACTGGGGCTGAATACCTAGGGTGCCCCGGTCGCAGAGAACGTCGGGTAGCGCCCGGAGATCGTCGCATTATATTCGTGCGGCGCGTTGCGAGATTTGGAGAGGCCAGCCGATTGGCGGCGGCAACTGTTCCGAAAACAGTCTGCCCTTACGGGCGTGTGGGTTCGACTCCCACTCTCTCCGCGGAGACGGCTGGTCGGACGTCTGACGAGCGAAATATTACGACCTATATGCCCGTGGCCGAGTGGTTCAGGCACCGGTCTCCAAAACCGGTTACGGAAGTTCGATTCTTCCCGGGTATGCGATGCCTTGAGAAGAGGCAGCTCTTGGCGGTGACAGCTTCTCAGTCATCGCCAGTCGCCGGCGGCGGCTTCACGCCATGCCGTACGGCAATAACTGAATAGCCTTCCTCTAGTGGGAGGCATGGCATTGTAGCTCAGTTTGGTGGAGCGGACGCCTCGTAAGCGTCAGGTCGCCGGTTCGAGTCCGGCCATTGCCTCTAGGTGCCGTCCGACCGCAGAACACGTCCTTTCTCTCGCTGCTTATGCTGCGCAACGGACGGCACCGTCCCCTTTATCAAGGAGTCGTCATGGCTTGGTCGAGTTCGAATCGCAGGGAACGGTTCAATCCGGGTTGGGAGCGGACTCGCAAGCTGATATTGGAGCGCGACCATCATCGCTGCCAGTGGCCGGTGACCGACGAGTTCGGTTTCACTCATATCTGTGGCCGTCCGGCCAATCAAGTGGATCACAAGGTTCGCAACCCGTCGCATGACGATGACTCCTCCGAGAACCTGCAATCCCTGTGCCAATACCATCACGAGCAGAAAACCTGTCAGGAGTCCGCCGAACAGCGTCGTAAGAACAGGGAGCGTCGGAAGGAAGAGGAATGGTATTCGCATCCGGCGTATCGACGGACTGTCTCGTAACGGGTTGCGGCGAGCTTGCCGCGGCCGATGGATTGTGCCGTAGCCATTACAATCGCAAGGCTTATTCCGGTAGGCCGGTGACGCCTATCCGTGCCCGTGTGTGTCCGATGTGCGGTATGGCGTTCCAGTTGACCCGATGCTCGAAGATTTTCTGTTCCCCTACTTGTCGCAAGCGGTTTCAACGGTTTCGGGCGAAGCACCCGTATACAACATTGGCCAGTGCCCCCAATCCGATTATCGAATCGGAGCCTTTGACTCCCGAGCCTGTGCGGAGCATGACGTATGGGGCTTTCACGGAGGCTGATATCTGGGCCAAGTGTGATGGCACTTGCAAGGGGTGCGGCAAGCCTGTTTCAAAAGACATTGACAGTCCGGACGCCGGTACTCCCGCGTGGATTGTCCCGCCCGAGGACGGTGGTGAGCCATCGTTCGAGAATCGGGCGATTTTCCATTACAGGTGCGTGCGACGCCACGTCTGACGCGCCTTCTGCAGAACGAAGCCCGTCATAGGCCGAAAGCTGGTGAGTCATGGCTGGGAACGGAAGGAAGGCGGCGAAGCCCAAGACGGGTGGCGGCTATGAGGTCGGAGCGCCGCTGGCCGAGGTGCCGGAGGATTGGACATTCGAGGAATTGGAGCCCATCGGCCCCGAACTACCGGACGCTTCCGAACTGAATCTTCTTGACGGCGTGTGGAGCCCATTCGTCCGCAAATACTATGACGCTTTCCGCCGCACCCCTCAGGCGCGCCAGTTGCGCACGAAATGGGAGTGGTGGAATTTCTTCTACAAGCTGGCCGTCATGGACAAGAGCATCAAGAAACGCTCCTATGACGGTCTGGCCCCAGAGATGCGCCAGTCCATGAACCAGTATGGTGATACCCCCGACGCTAAACGCAAACTGAAGATGGAGGAGTCGCAGGCCAACGACATGGCCGCTGGGATCGTGGGCTTCCAGATTCCCGATGACCTGAACAACGATTTCGATGATCGTGCGCGGGCGGTGCTCTGATGCATGACGTCATTCCCAAGCTGACAGCGAAGGACAGGCAGCGTTCGCTGGGCCGTCTGGCGGTGTGGTGGATTGAGACGTTCACGCTCATCGGGCGCGGAGACGCGAAGGGCATGCGTATCCGCCACTCCCCCGAATACTTCCAGTTCATCATCGACTGCTATGCGCTTGACCGTAATGGGCGGCGCAGGTTCGGACAGGTGTTCCTCGCACGTCCGAAAGGCTGCAACAAGAGCGGTTTCGCCGCCGAGATAGCGATGTTCGAGGCTTTCGGCCCGTGCCGGTTCGCTGGTTGGGCGAAAGGCGGGGAAACCTACACGTTTCTTGGCAAGACCTATACGTATCGCAAGGGCGAGCCGATGGGCCGTCCGGTGAAATCGCCGCTCGTGGTCTGCTTGGCTACAGCTGAGGAGCAGACTGGCGAGGTTTACGACACCATCTACTACAACTGCACCGAAGGCTATCTGCGATTTTTGGCCGGTGATGGCATGGACGCGGGCAAGACCCGTATCCTGTGGCCCAAGACCGGCATGGAGATTCGATACTCGACAGCCGCCGCGCGAAGCAAGGACGGTGGTCTGCAGACGTTCGTGTGCTTCGACGAGGTTCACCAGTACAACAACAAGCGTCTGCGTGACCTGTTCGACATCATGACCCAGAATCTCACGAAGCGTGGCGTCGCCGCAGACCCGTGGTATCTGATGACCACGACCATGTATCAGCCGGGCGAGGACAGCGTGGCCGAACGCGCGTTCAAGACCGCGCATGATCTCATGGAGGGCCGTCTGCGTGGCTGGGAGGACCTGCTGTTCGACCATCGTTACGCCGACTTGGCGTTGGATGATTTCGCCGACGACGAGAAGCTTGAGTATGCGATCTACGAGGCGTACGGTTCCGCGATGAAATCACCTGACGGCAAGGATTACATCTTCCTTCCCGATGGGCGCATGGTGCCGGTCGGCCCCGATGGGCGTTCCGCCGAAGGCTGGTCGTTGAGGGACGAGGGCGTGGAGCCCGGCCCCTCGAAGTACGGTTGGTGCGATCTGCGGCGAACCGTGAAGAAGATTCTCGACCCCGCATATGATCCGAACAACGCGATCAGGTTCTACTTGAACTCGCTGGCTTCCGCCGTGGATGCGTGGCTGACCGAGGACATGATCAAATCGCATGCGGTTCATCGTGACATTGTGGACAAGGCCATCGCCTCTCGTGACCTGAACCGGTTGAACGACGCTTGGCAGCAGGTGGTCTCCGACACCGATGAAATCACGTTGGGCTTCGATGGCTCCGTGTCCGATGATTCCACCGCGTTGGTGGGTTGCAGGGTGCGTGACGGCATGCTGTTCCTCATCAAATTGGAGCAGAAGCCGGACGGCCCTCAGGGCGCGAAATGGCGTGTTGACCGCGACAGCTTCGACGGCAGGGTGCGTTGGGTGTTCAACCATTACAACGTGGTCGGCATGTTCGCGGACACGGACGAATGGGAGCCGTACATCGCGCAATGGGAATTGGATTACGGTGACAGGCTTCAGGTGTATCCGAGGTCGAACGGCTCGCACATCCGCTTCCCGATGAACGGCTACAAGCGTGACGTGATGAGCGAACTGAAGACCATGCGCGCCGCGTTCAACGAGCCCATGAGAACCATATCCAAATACGACGAGCCCGATGTGACGAACATCCAACTGTTCGCCGACCCTCGGCTCATCGACCATTTCCGCAACGGACGCCGCAAGGACAAGCCCGAAGGATACCTCGTGTTCAAGGAGACCCCGAACAGCCCTCATAAGATCGACGCCGCCATGGCCGGGCTCCTCGCCTACCGTGCCCGCGACATCTACTTGGGTGCCGCCGTTTCCAACGAAGAGGAGTCGTTCGCCCCCGTGCGCGTCTGGTGAATCTGATGAAAGGAGGCCGCATTGGCCGAACTGCAGAGCCTTATCCCCGGCGACGAGGAGCCTGACGGCGATGCCATGCTGCTGACCCAGCTGGCGAACGGCCTCGTATCCCGTATTCCGACCCTATGCACGTTGAAGACGTTCTATGACGGCAAGGAGCAGGTGCCGGTCAAATCGATTCCGAAAAGCACCAACCAGTCCGGCTACGCGGTCTACCAGAGGTTCGTCTCCATCTGTCAATTGGATTTGGCGAAGGCCATCGCCGATGCGGTGATACACCGCCAGCGGCCCACCGGGTTCCGGCTCATCGCCGACAAGACGATGCGTTCCACTAAGGCGGACGACATGTGGTCTCAGTGCCGCATGGAATTGAAGAGCCGTCAGATGTTCCACGATCTCGCCATATACGGCAACGCCTACGCACTGGTCAACAAGAACAAGCTGCCATCGCATATCACGGTGCTCAGCCCGTGGAACACGTACGTCTCCTCGGACGAGGATTCGGCGGTCAACTACTGGTACAAGGCCAGCGAGGGCTGCGAATATCTCGCCCTCTACCGTCTGATACGCAATGATGACGGCAGCGTGAAGGACGTCTACTGCCGCATCGCCTACAACGAGACCGACTCCCGAAGCCTCCTTGAAGAAGGCGACGAGGAGGAGATATACGGCATCGCCAACGACGATTCCAAGATTCATCCAATGCTGTCACCCACGTTCCAATGGGATGGCGGTGCGGAAAGCTCCTATGATTTCGCGGAGAAATGCGAATGCCTTCCCATCGTGCGCATGCACGCGCCGGGCGGCAAGGGCCAGTTCGAGCCGCATATCCCTACATTGGGCAGCATCGACCAGCAGCGTTTCCAGCGTTTCTGCATTCAGGAATTGCAGGCGTTCAAGCAGCGTGCCGTGTCGATGAGCAACATGCCTCAGTTCTACAAGGAGTCCGACCCGCAGGTTCGTGACGGTTTGGCTCAGGCCGGAGACCGGATCGACTACAAGGATCTGTTCCAGCAGGGGCCCGACGCATTGTGGCTGGTTCCCGGTGACGCGAAGTTCTGGGAGTCCGGCGTCACGGACATCAACCCGCTCATCACCGCCGTGGCTTCCGACATCAAGCATCTCGCCGCCTCCTCCGGCACCCCGTTGGATATTCTCAGCCCGGACGTTTCCGGCAGCGCGGAAGGCGCACAGCTCAAGCGCGAGGGTCTGGTGTTCAAGGTCGAGGACATGAACGCGCGTGCCAATGACGGGTTCACCCGTCTCATGCGCATGGCGTTGGAGGCCGATGGCAACAGCGCCGCCGGCGAACGGTTCGAGACCGTGTGGAAGCCCATCAACCCTCCATCACAGTTGGAGCAGGCTCAGGCCGCGAACTATTCGAAGGGCATTCTTCCCGTCAAGACGAACATGCGCCGCAGCTACGGCATGACCGAGATCGAGATAGCCGAGGCCATGCAGGACCTCATGGACACGCAGTTCGCTCAGGCCATGGCCTCCGAGAACGCGATGATCGAAGGCAAGACCTCCCAGCAGTCGGCGGGCGTCCTGCCCGACGAGACGGATTCTCTCGCGTTCACCGATACCACGAGTGAAAACGACGTGGTGCAGGCGGATGAGCCCCCGACCGTGGACGGTGAATGATGGCCGTTATGACCTTGGAGGTCGCATCCAACGCGCTCCAATCCTCACGTCAGAGGCTCGTCAACGAGTATGTGAGGCTGGCCCGCACCATGTGGCTCAGCCTCACGCCAGCCGACTGGTGGAACGACGCCGTGACCTACGGCGCAGCCGCGAGGCTCGCATTGCTGGAACTCGCCCTGATAGGCCAGGTGCGCAGGCTGGGAATCAGCTACGCTGACCAGACGCTGCGCATGGTGGGCGTCGCTCCCGCCGGCAATGTGCAGCAGCTCGTCTATCCGAGGGTCAACACCGACCCGTGGCTGGTGGCCGCACGCCCCGCAGAAGACTATCGCGGCGAGGCCGTCAAGAACCCCGGCATAAGGCCGGAAACATGGCCCAAGAAGGGTGATGAGCTGTTCGATGAGGTCAACAAGTGGCTGCAATCCGCGTTGCAGCAATTGCAGACCAACGTGTGGGACAACGTGGAACGGGCCTCCACCGACGCCACATTGGGCCGGTATCGCGGCAGCAAGGTGCTCGAATACCGCAGGGTGCTTCATCCGGAGCTTTCCCGTTCCGGTTCGTGCGGCCTGTGCATAGCCGCCGCAGACCGATGGTATTCGACCGCAGCCCTGCTCCCCCTGCACGCGAACTGCAAGTGCGGCGTCGCCCCTGCGGGCTCCGACTACGATCCCGGATTCCAATTGAACTCCGACGATCTCAAAAAGCTCTACGAACAGGCCGGAGGCACCACGGCGGCGGCGTTGAAGAACGTGAGGGTCAAGACCATCACGCACGGCGAACTCGGCCCGATCCTCATGGCGCAGGACGCGAGGGATACGCCGAACCCGGTTCCCGGCAAGGATTCCGACAAGTGGACCACGCCGGACCGGAAAACCACGCTCCAACAGTTCCAGCGGATGAAGGACCGTGCGATCGAGTTCTCCAAACGCTACAAGCAGGTGTCCGACACCGGCAAGGAAGTCCACTTCAGATACGAGGGCCGAACCTACAGGTTCAAGCCGTCGATCCATCTGAGGCAATCATGGGCATACCAACGTGCCCTGCTCAACCAAGTGCAGTCGATGCTCGGCACCGCTGCCTAACCAAGAAAGGCCATCATGGCTAACAATCAGGAGAATCAGACCGTCACGGACGGTTCTCAGAACGACGGTCAGACCGTCACGGCCAATACCGGTACGGATTACATCGCGAACAGCTCGATCACTGGTCCCATCACCGCTTCCAATCTCGCCGCCAATAGCGTGACCCCCCAGAGCATCATCGCCAACGCAGTGACCACCGAGAAACTTGCCGCGAACAGTGTCGATGAGACGGAAAACGGCCCCGACTGGAAGGCATTGTCCCGTAAGCACGAGAAGCAGGCCAAGGACAACTACGAGCAGCTTCGCAAGACCGAAGCCGCCTACGAGGAGTCCCAGAGCCAGCTGCATGACTTGCAGGTGGAAAACGCGCGCATGAAGGCCCAGAAGGCCCACCCGCAGATCAGCGATGACGTGTTCGCCCTGTGCGGTGAGACCGAACCGGAGAAGATTTCCGAATGGGCCGAAAAATACGCGGCACTCAATCCAGTTACGTCTCCGGTGAAGGCAGAACCTGTGCGGGAGAAGGCCGAACAAGGGGCACGTACCCGTGGCGAGGGAGACCCGAAGATTCGTTCCGGCTCGTTCGCGGACGGATACGCCGCCGCCAAGGCACGTCAGGAGCAGAGGCGCCAAGCCCGCTCCGCCAAGTAACCACAAACATTCAATCGAAAGGAAAAGCACATGGCATACGAGAATGTGCGCTCCACCGGCATCGTGACCGTGGAGGAGAACAACGAGTGGCGTTTCGGCAACCACACCGATGACGGCACCGTGAGCGTCACCCTCGACCTGTCCACGTTCAACGTGAACGACAAGACGAAGCGCGACAAATACCTGACCGGCCTGGGCGACAAGGCCACGACCATCTGGATCAAGAGCGGCATCCCGCTGGCCAAGATCACCGCCAGCGGCGAATACGGCCCGTATGACCCGAATGCTACCGATGGCCGTCAGAACAAGATCGCCGGCCTGCTGGAAAGCATGGTGGAGATCAACGTCACGTTCGGCGGCTGGGATGTGGTCAACGGTGCGAACGTCGGCATGCGCTACCGTGGTGACATCATCAAGAGCAAGCTGCCGGTCGTTCCCGCCGACGGCGCGGTGTGGGGCGGCAGCTTCTTCGACATCGAGGACGATACCGTCACCCCGCTGTCCAACGCTTCGGCCACCTCCAACATCACGGTTCCAGCAACGGTCACCGCGGCGAACATCACCGACGCCTCCACCGTCGGCCGCAGCATCCTGACCGCCAACGATGCCGCCGCAGCTCGCACCGCCATCGGCGCCGGCACCGGCAACTCGAATTTCGACGGCTCCTACAACAGCCTGAAGGACAAGCCGACGATTCCCCCCGCCTACACGCTGCCCGCCGCCACGGCGAACGCGCTCGGCGGCGTCAAGCAGGTGACCATCGCGGCGGGCGCCAGCGCGGCGGACATCGTGACCGCACTCAAGACAGCCGGCATCGCCAAGTAACCAATCCAACAACCCTTATAAGCCCGCCCATTGTGGCGGGCTTTCGTATATCTGAAAGGAACCCTCAATGAGTGGAACCCTGGAAAAGAACATCATCAGCCCGTCCGAGGCGTCGGGTGTGGTGCAGTCCGGCTTCGATTTCATCGACGGCCTGCTGCCGTTCGGCTCCGTGTTCCCCGTCAAGTCGAATGACGGCAAGGACACGGTGACGTGGCAGAAGATCATCCCGCCGAAGGAGACCGACGCCATGAAGTTCCGCGCCTGGGACGCGGAGGCCGCTCACGGCAAGACCGTCGCCCAGTCCGGCGAGAACTACACGGGCCTTATCCCGCTGTCGAAGATGGGCCACATCTCCGAACGCGACGTCATCAACCACACGGGCGATTCCACGTGGCTGCATGACAAGGCCGTGGAAATCCTCACCCAGTTGGGCCAGGAAGCCGCCGTACGCATCGAACTGGCCCGCATCGCCGCCATGGTGGACGCGAAGATCACCGTCGAGGAGAACGGCCTGAAGGCCAACACGTGGACGTTCGACCGTCCGACCAGCATCTCCAAGCTCACTCCCGCCAAAGTCTGGTCGGACGTGAAGTCCGATCCGGTCACCGACGTGCAGAAGTGGGTGGACGCCATCAAGAAGGAGCGTGGCCGTACTCCGGGTGCCGCGCTGACCACCAGCAAGGTCATCGACGCGCTGCGCACCAACGAGTCGTTCATCACCGAATACACGGGCGTTTCCCTTGCCAATTCGAAGCCGCGCCTGACCCGCGCCGAAGTGCTGGACGTGCTGCGTACCGCCTGCGGCCTCGCCGACGTGCGCATGATCGACGTGCTGTACACCGACCTTGAGGTCAACAACGGCTTCAAGATGCCGGTGGACACGAACACGCTGATCCCCAACGGCACGTTCATCATGTTCCCATCGTTCAACGATACGGGTCTTGGTTTCACCGCCTCCGGCCCGACAGCAGAAGGACAGGATCCCGAATACGGCATCAACAAGAGCGTGAACGACGGTTTCATCGGAGCCATGTTCTCCGGTGGCGCCCCGGTCAAGTACGACCTGTGGGCCAACGGCACGATGATGCCGATCCTGCAGGAGGCCGTCAGCACCGCGAAGGTTTCCGTCCTCGGATAGTAAGGAGGGGTCGTGGCTTCCATCGATTCCATCGACTGGCTGAAATGGTTGCGTGTCAACGCGCTCGACCAGCCCGACCTTCTCCTTGACCGGTTTCCCAACGCATGGCTGCTCAATGAGTGCGGGGTCGCTGCCGACATGGTTCAGGCTGAATGCCAGAACGTGGCCCCGCGTTATCAGAACGGCCTGTTGAAGGAGCGCACGCTTGGCTATGTGGTGAGCCAGATGGTGTTGCGTGTCGTCCGCTACCGGCAGTTCAAGACCGAATCGAACGGCAGCTACTCGTATACGAACTTCGATGCGCAGGACAATCCGCCCGGCAAGGACGGTTCCATGAACCTGTACGTGTCGAAACGTGAGAAGGCGCTGCTGGAAGGCCATTCCGACTCGATGGGCCCGATGGGTACCGTGCATATGGGTCTCGACCGCGCCTACGGCATGTGAGGCGCTTATGGAGACCTATGACATGGGTCACCTCTACGACGGGGTGGACATCGACGAGCTGGGCGGAGGTCACCTGTACGACCGTACGGAATTGACCGGCCATGGCGTCCAACAGTTGTTCGATACGGATTACGTGATCGTGGTCAACCGTCGTCATGTGCAGGACGCGCATGGAGGCTATCACGAGCAGGTCGGCGACCCGGTGAAGGTCGTGTGTTCGGTCGAAGGCCGGGCGCAGCAGGCCGGCATGTTCTCCATCAGTGGCGCCGAGGACAAGAGTCCTTCCGGGCAGAACGGCGGGGGCCTTCAGGAGGTCACGCCCTTGCAGATTCTCGCACGCCAGTGGCCCGGTGATATTCATTCGCGTATCTGGTACAAGGGCGACTGGTATGACGCCGATGGCTATCCGACATGGCGTGGCAGCGGCAGCGTGCTTTCCCGTCATTGGGAGGTTCGCTGCCGTCGCGTGGTCATCGGCGGCTACGTGCCCGGCGGCATCCCCGAACCCGTATGGTCGAAGGAGGTGGGCGCCGATGGGCCGCGTGACCATCAGACCGGGGATAGGCCGTGACGTGGCGCTCATGTTCGGCCCCTCGATAACCCTCGCCGCAGCCGAGAAAGCGGCCGTCATGGTCAAAACGCAGATGGGGGTTGGAACGGTTGACGACCGTAATCATGCGGTGGCGCGAGCGGACTTGACGGATCGCATCGACGTCTCCGTCCGCCCCGGCCATGCGCAGGACCATTCGGTCGTTCTCAGCGTCAAAGGCCGTGAGGGAACGGAAATCGCCTCGCATTTGGAGTTCGGTTACGTCAACAATCGTGCCGGACGTCGTTTGGCCGGCATGCATTCCATGCGCAACGTTGCGTCGAAGCTGAAGGTGTAGGCCGTCATGGACAACATCTTCAAACACCTCGCCATCGATGTGAGGGAAAGCATCGACGCCGAACAGGTCGTCTACGAACTGTTGAACCGTGAATATCCGAACGAGGATTGGGCGTCGGTCGCAGTGTACAGCGAAATCGACCTCGACCTGAACGCCGTGACCGAGAACGGCCGGGTGATTCTCTATGAGGTGTCTCCCGGCCAACAGGTTGACAGGGGCTTGTGGCGGTTCACCGTGTCGTTCACCGTTCTCGCCGCCGACACGAACAATCCGAGCGGTTTTGCCCGCGACCTGTACCGCACCGTCATGGGATGGCCGTTCGAGGAGAAGACCTCGGCGGGCAAGATCAGCCGCATCAACAGCATTGATTCCCCACAACGTCGCAGCGACGCCAAGGAGAACCAAGGCAAGAACATCAAGGAATACGGTTTCGACGCATCAATGGACGCGCGGGACCTTATCTGACCTACAGGGGTCGGCCACATGGCCGGCCCTTTTCTTTTACCCAAATCCAATATCCGAAAGGAACCATCATGGCTATTAACGGCGATGCGCTGCTTCAGGCCGCGCGAGGAACCGTGTTCACGGCCCCCGCCAAGACCGCCATCCCGACTGCCGGCGTCAAACAGTTTCTGTTGAACTCCGGTAGTGTGAAGGTCGGCACCGCGGACACTCCCGTTTGGGATAATCTCGGCCACACGTCCAATTCCAACAAGATCAGCTTCAGCAAGGACGGCGGCGACACCAACACCATCGACACGTGGCTGATGGCCGCCGCACGCACTTCCACCGAAGCCCCGACCATCACCGTCAGCGGCGCCAGCGTGCAGGGCGACAAGGCGACCCTGCAGAAGGTCACCGGCGGCTGGACTGGTGACAACGGCGGCGTGATCGTGCCCATCAAGCCGATCGTGCAGAAGCTCGCCTTGTTCGTCCTCGCCTACGATGACGGCGACAAACTGTCCTTCGGCCTGTACCTGCCGGAGACCGATTTCACGTTCGACACCATCGACCTGACCGGCGACGAGTTCGCCGAGTTCAGCTTCAACGCGGTGGTCAAGTCCACCGATGCCCTGAAGAAGGGCCCGAACGGCGAGATCGGCGGCTACGCGCTGTTCAGCCCGGAGGATTTCAAGTAAGGTCCGCAGCCATCCGCGCTGCGGATGGTGGAGACCCGCCAGCC